ATTTGCCCAGGCCCATTCAGATTTATGTACGTCTTTGGGTTCTACACCAATATCTTGATACATACGGAACCACACAGGATCAGGACCTCTACGCACACGCCAAACTTCACCATAGATACTTTTGATCATATTCGCTTCATTTTCGAAACGCACATCTGGAATAACAAAATTTACGCCAGGATTTTGAACAATAGTTTTCTTCACAAGACTTACCCATATACCATCATCAAATCCATTACGCATACAATCTGTACCAAATTCTTGTAGAACTAATCTTGGGCTTATAATTCTTCCGGTTTCCTGTGACCAAAAATCATCTTTTTGTTCGCGCCAAGCTCTACTTTCATCAGTATCACCTTCAAGCATTTGTCTGTCCCAACCAAAAACTTCTGCAACACCGTCTTTTAGTTTATCAGCAAATGAAATCTTAGTATAGCCATACTCTTGGACAAGCATGTCTGCAACAGTGCCTTTGCCCGAACCAATTAAACCACAAATACCTATAATCATAATAAATCCTTCAAATAATATAAAGTATATAAGATTTATTTGCTTTTGTCAAGTAGTTTTTGGTAGGCTTGTTCAAAACCTTCTTCGTGTAGATATGCTTCGTTATTATTCCACATACGTTTGAAGTATCCAGGTGCTGATTCTAGTATTGTTTGTTCGCTTGCACTAAAGTGTCCTTTAACCATCCAAAAAAGCCTATGGGCTTCTTTGTGGCTAAACTCTGACATTATCCTATAGTAAATCCGTAGCCAACACCACCTGGTATAGAAGTGCTAACTTCTTGCTCTAGTTTTTCCATTTCTGATGCTGCTTCTGCTTTGAGTGCATCACCATTCAATTGTCCGCCGCCTTGTGGTCCAGCAATAGTAGCAAATTTACTACGTGCTTCTCCAAGCATATATTTGCAAGTAGCAACTGTATAATCTTTGATCCACTGTTTGGCAAGATAATCATCAAATAACTGTTCATCTGGACGATAATTATAGCACAGCAGTAACAGTGTTTCTTCTGTACGAGAACGCTGTAGGATAGTTAATTTTTTATTTGCTGTATTCCATTTAAATTCAATAAATGAGCCAAACATTCTACCCACAAGCTCTTGATATTGTGAAAAGAAATCATATGTAGCAAGTCCGCCCATGTTAGAACTTGCCAACAAATATGTGTTTGTATAGGCTAGGTTAAACGGTTCAAATAAAGTTCCGCCGTCACCTCCTCCTGAACGTGAACCAATTGATCTACGGAATATTCTTCTTACTTCTACTATTTCATTTGGTAGTGTGTATTCATTTTGATCGATTACAGTAGGCATAAAGAAATAGCTTTCTTCCACTGAATTGTCCGACCTTTGACGAAATTTTGTTAGTGCTTTTGATAATGCTGTCTCATAATGAACAGGATCAAGTTCAACATCAACCATGCCACCACCTAACATGTTGTATACATAGTCAAATATTTCTTGTTTCTTGGTTTTTAAGGTTGCCATACGAAAAGTTCTCCACAAGTATTTATCTTACGCTAAATATGTATATGCCAAGATTATCTTTATACAAACCAGAGAAAGGCAAAGATTACGAATTCATAGACAAGCGTATCTATGAAATGTTTACTGTGGGCGGCACAGACATCTTTGTACACAAGTATCTAGGTCCAAAAAATCCTGATGAAGCAGATGCTACAGCGGATCAGCCCCGTTATGATGCTGTAAAAGAAACTAATATACAAGACATGCTGTTTATGGAAAACAGAGATCGCAAGTACGATCCAGATATCTACAATATGCGCGGTATCTATAATGTGCAAGATATTGACTTTAATATGAGTCAATTTGGATTGTTTTTAAGTAATGATACACTGTTTATGACTATACATATTAATTCAAGTGTCAAAACTTTAGGTAGAAAAATTATGCCCGGTGATGTAATTGAACTACCTCACCTTAAAGACGAGCATGCACTTAATGATTACACTGTGGCTCTAAAAAGATACTATGTGGTAGAGGATGTAAACAGAGCAGCAGAAGGATTTTCACCTACTTGGTATCCACATTTATATAGAATTAAATTAAAACAAATAGTTGATTCACAAGAATTTAAAGAAATACTAGACTTACCTGCAGAAGAAGACAATCCTGGCGGTAATACTTTAAGGGACCTATTATCAACTTATGAAAAAGAAATGCAAATTAATAATGCAGTAGTACAACAAGCAGAAGCTGATGCTGCAAAATCGGGTTATGACACTAGTCATTTCTTTAGTTTGAAAACAGACGAAAATGGTGAAGTTGAACTTGTTACAACTGATACAAGTGAACTAGATGCAAGTACACAAAATGAACTTGCTGACAGAGTAATGCAAACCCCTGATAGAGAAGGCTATCAAGGATATTTACTCGGTGACGGAATACCTGCAAATGGTGAGGCATTTGGTCATGGATTAAGTTTTCCAACAGGTAGTGTAGAAGGTGATTTTTTCCTAAGGACAGATTTTATGCCAAATAGATTGTTTAGATATGATGGTACACGGTGGGTGAAACAAGAAGATTCAGTACGTATGACGCTAACAAACACAAACACAAGAAGTCATCAAAAAGGTACATTTGTTAATAATACTAATACTAATGAAATTGGTGGTGAAAATGTGCAGGAAAGACAAAGTCTGTCACAAGCACTTAGACCTAAGGCAGATAACTAATGCAACACTTTTATGATGGACAAATAAGACGTTACATTACCCAAATTGTAAGATTAATGAGTAATTTTTCTTACAAAGATGGAAATGGCAACCTTACTGAAGTTCCAGTCATGTATGGTGACATAACTCGTCAAGTGGGTCATATATTAAGAGACAATTCAGAAAACAAAATACCAAGTGCGCCAAGAATGGCTGTATATGTAACCGGTCTCGAAATGGATACAACAAGGCTTGCTGATTCAAGCTATGTTAATAAGTTGAACATACGTGAACGTGCTTATGATGCTAATGGACAAGAATATCTTAACACAGAAGGTAAAAATTACACCGTAGAAAGACTTATGCCAACACCATACACATTAAGTTTAAATGTTGACATGTGGACTACTAACACCGATCAAAAATTACAAATTATGGAACAGATTTTAATGCTGTTTAATCCAAGTTTAGAAATTCAAACCACAGATAATTATGTAGATTGGACCAGTTTAAGTGTTGTTAATTTAGATACTATTAATTTTAGTGGTAGAAGTATTCCTGTTGGAACCGAGAGCGAAATAGATATTGCTACTCTAGGATTTAAAACACCTATATATATTTCTCCACCCACAAAAGTAAAACGTTTAGGTGTAGTGACCAGTATTGTACAGAGTATATACGATGAAAGCAAAGGAACTATTGAGTTAGATCTAAGTAGACCGCAAGGACAAGTAAGTGATGCTGCTGTAGGTGTTGCTGTTCCTAATGCAGACGTAAGAACTAATGTATCTATAACACCTACTGGTTCTATAGATACAAGGCAGTCTAACAAAGACTTGTTTAGACAAGATGCAGCTACTGTTATTTCTAATTCTTATAGAGATTATGATCTATTAGTAATGACAAACACAGCAAAAATTATTAAAAATGGTGTGGTTGGTAGTGTGCTATGGGAAGCATACATAAAAGCATTCCCTGAGGTATTTGAAGCGGGTATAACAGAATTAAGATTAAAAAGAAAAGATGTAGACAATGAAATCTCAGGAACAGTTGCTATTAACTCAAACGATCCTACTGAATTAATTGTAAATTGGGACAGTGATACTATACCTAGTGATACGGTAATTACTGGACCAACAGGCGATGCAAATAAAATAAGTTATATTATAGATCCGACAAAAACTAGTCCTGTATCTCTTAGAACAACAGGAACTAGAATACTTCTTCTAGGCTCAGGTATTGGTGACGAAATAAATGTAGATGGTGCAGATGATTGGAAAAACACAGACGGAACTGATTTCATTGCTGGAGAAAACGACATAGTTGAATGGGACGGATCTAAATGGCATGTGGTATTTGATAGTAGTTCGAGCACAGATACAGTTTACACAACTAATCTAAATACAGGCATACAATACAAATGGGATAGCGGTGAGTGGATCTTATCCTTTGAAGGCGAATATCCACATGGATCTTGGCGTCTAAAATACTAAATCCATATCAAACATATCTAACTAATTTTAAGCATAATTAATAGTATGAACAATATTATTTGCAGCGGAGCTCTTTTTTACTCACTTGATACCCGTAGATTTCTGTTCTTACATCGTACACAGGGCAAACAAAATAATCTTTGGGGTTTAGTCGGTGGAACTAATGAAGGCAAAGAGACTCCTTGGGAAAGTTTAAAAAGAGAAATATCAGAAGAAATTGGTGATACTCCTATTAAAAAAACAATTCCTTTAGAAACATTTATTTCTAATGATTCAAAATTTCATTTTCATACCTATCTATGTGTGATAGAAAAAGAATTTTTACCAACACTTAATAAAGAACACGACGGATACGCTTGGGTTAGTTTTGGTAAATGGCCTAAGCCCTTGCATCATGGTTTACGAAATACACTAACAAATAAAATAAATCAAACTAAACTGGAAACTGTATTTAAATTAATAGACTTGTTGGATTAATTATGTCAGATAACGCAAAAAATGTAACACAAACAGATTGGGGATACGAATTATATTGGGCGAAAAAAGAAAATTACGCTTCAAAAATATTAGTATTCAACAAACCAGGAAAAACACCGTTTTATTTTCAATTAAAAACAGAAAAATCGTGGTTCATAAATGAAGGCAAATTCCTTGTGAGGTGGATTGACAAAACAGGAAAAATTTTCCAAACAGAACTAGAAGATGGTGCTGTAATTGAATGTGAAACTGCTAGGCCTTATAGCTTAGAATGCACTAGTGGCAAAGGCAGTATAACCGAATCTAGTAACGGTTATTATGAAGATGATGTTTATGTTGTTGTAGGAGTAGAAAATTTCTAATGAAACTTTCACAATCAAAAAGATACCAAGATGATTTAAAAAAATTTACTAACGCAATTAATCTTATTGAAGATAGTAATATTAAAATGAAATGGTCTAGTGTGTTAAGTGACTTTAAAAACCAAGTTAGTATTATTGACAGCATACATAGTTCTTATGATCCTGGCAAAATAGATCCATCTGCTGCTAGAGAAAATGTAGAAAAACTTGCAGAACTTAGGAAAAAATTAGATCAACTAGTCAAAGATACTAAACTAAATCAAACTTAATCGTTTAACAGTAATTGTACCAAACATTGGTGCATGTGATGTACACTGGTAGACAAAGTTAGTATTACTATTTTCAGGTATTCTCCAGTATAACACACCACTATCTTTACCTTGTGCATTAGCATCTAAACTTATTGTGCCGTCTGCTGCTACATGAACTAAATTTGATTCAATTTGTGTAAGTGTATTATCTTGTATTACAAATGGATGTCCTGGAATTTCTGTTAAATCAAATGCTATAGTTGTTCCACTAATTGCATAGATACTAGGATTATCTGTAATACCATAATGACTTGGAAATCTGTAAGCAGAAGTGCCATTATTATCAACTCTTAGCATTGCTATTGCCGGTTCGTATATTTCTGCAATGTTTAAGCCAGTAGGAACATCTGTAAGATCTGTAAATGCAGAAGATCCTCCTCCTGAAGCTGTAGAATTAATTGTAATAGAATCTGCTGCATCATTTGTTGTGATTGTTATATTAGTACCAGCAACAATAGTCAAAGTATCTGTAGTAGTATCAGCTTCTACTGTATTTTGTCCTGATACAGCAATATTTGAAAATGCGTTTTGATTAGCTTCTCCGTCGCCTCCTCCACCTCCACCGGTAGATTCGAATGTAATAGTTTTAGCTTCTGAGTCAGGTGTTATAGTTATTCCTGTACCAGCAGTAAAAGTAAGTGTATCTGCTGCTTCAGTTGCTAATATATCGCCAATAGTTGTAAAATTATTAGGTATAGATACAGCTGCACTACCTCCTACAATGTTCCATGCAGTACCGTCAAACTGCCAGGTAGTTGTTCCTTCGGTGTATATTGCTCCTTCGGTTGGATCTGATGGGAAATTTAATGCCATATTGTTACCTCACTAATATTTAGTATTTCCTTACTCTTAATTGTATACCTCGTCTAGAAATTAAGTTTTTCAGTACATTTCTTTTTCCTACTTTAAATCTTCCATCAAAATAACCTTGGTAGAGAACTCTTGGTGCTCCACCTTCAATACTATTATAATCAGTCCAATTCGCATCCAAAGGTGTGGTTGATTCAACACCTTCATAAAAATCTGAACCATTTTGTTGATCAAGATCTCTAATCCATTGTTGAATTTCTTTCCAGGTCCAGTCTCTATTATGTTCTAAAACTGTCGCGATAAAACCTGCGGTTACCGGGCATGCTGCACTTGTACCGCCAAAAGCACAATCATATGATGCACCGTAGGTAAAATCAGGGTATGTATCAGGTCTCGACCCTTCATCAGTATAATTTTTGTTTGCTGCTAATGTGCCATCACCTGCAGCATAAACATCAATGCCTTCGCCTCTATCACTGTAGTTAACCTTTGCTTCTAGTCCTGCATTATAATCATCATCTAGTGCACCTACAAGTATAGTTTTGTAGTCAATGCTACCGTCTGCCTTTGTGTACATTCCGCCTTGTTGCGGAAATCCTGTTCTATTTGTAGTTCCATATACTTCTATACCAAATTCAAAAAAACTTGAGTCTGCTAAACTACCTCCATTTGTATCTGTTATATAGTTGTTCCAATCAGGATGCGAAGATCTAACAATTTTTTGGTTTGAATTGCCTGCTGCAGCCACAAATATCACACCTGATTCAATTAATTCATCAAGTGCAGTAGTAAGCGAATTAGTTTTCATTTCGCTTTTCCAGCGTCCGCTGTCGCCTGTAACTCCCATATGGCTTATAAATGCAGGCTCTGCTGTATATGACACATTAGAACTTGCTCTGTGAGTATAGTAATATGTACTACCTCCAGGATCTTTGTTAGCACGATATCCCCAACTGTTTGAGCTTATGGTAGGATTTTTAGCACCATATTTTGGATTAACAGGTTTATTTTGATGAAATATTTTTTGTATATCAAAACCTGCTTCTATACCAGCTCCGTTATTGCCATACAAATCTATCATCCACTTGTTTGCATTATATGCCCAACCTTGTGTTCTACCATATGTGAGTGCGCCGCAGGGTGTTCCATGTTGTCCTTCAAGAAACGGAGCAGGCTGTGCTGTACTATCTCCTTGGGTATTTCCTCTCGTATAATTAATATTAATTGCTACCGTACCAGCGTTAGCAAATTGAGATGATCTGTTACTAGCATCACCCCACCATAATCTTGCTGCTTCTTCGGTAGGTACTATAGTGCCGTCCCATCTGGTTTCTAGTCTATCAGTAAGGGTGACATTATATCCTGACGCACCTGCCAAACTCGGATCGTCTTGTGCTGGTGTGTTTCCATCTTGGAATATACTTCTAATGGTAGCAAGTGATGGTTTACTAATAACTGGAGCAATGTATGTGTTGTGGAACGCATAACCTAATGGGTTATTTGCTTGAATGCCTGCTTGAGTGCGCATATCATCTGTCCACTCTGGAGCAAGACTTCCACCATCCCATAATTCTGTGTATTCAAACATAGCAAAGTTTAGTAGGAACAAGTATTCTTTTGCGGCTACTTCAAATGCATCTGCATCTGTTTTCCAAGCATTTGATGGACTTTGATAACCTGATGGATCCCATTTGCCTGCATCGTATGCTTCTTCCATTGCGGCATACAAATCACCTGTCTGCCAGTCAGCGGCCAAGAACTGATATAGTTTTATATCGTCTGCAGGTAAACCGTGCATGTGTAGTGTGTGGAATACGTGTTCAATAACTTCTTGTGCATCTTGATCACCGTCACCGTATCCGTCACCAGTTGAGTTCAAATACCATACCATGTCATTTTGAACAGTATTGTCAAACAGGCCTGTCAGATTCCAAAACGCAATGCCTGCGTCAGTTAGGAAGTTTGGAGTGTAATCTGCTCCTGCACCTCTTGCTACTCTTTGTATAGTTGGTAAGCCTGCGTGATAAGTTCCTGTGTCGCCACTTAGTGTTTTAATTAAATTTCTTTGTAATGTTGAATTAATGCCTGCACCAGTTGGATCTGTAAATAATTCAAACATACGTGCTACTTTTTCTACCCACGCATCCGGTACTGCTGTTTGGCCGCCGACACCGCCTGCCGCCATAATTCGTACACCGTTAACGGTAACTTCACGCTTG